TCGTTGGCGGCTCGCATTATCATGTAGTCAAGCATGACCCGATCAGGGGGCATGTCGTCCCAAAAGTGCGGGGGGCAATTGAAGTGAGTCCCCAAACCAAAGGTGATGGCTTGATATGACAGGATAGTTGCCTGTTGGACATTGAGGTTTGGTCTTTCTTCATCAGGAAGATCTTCATCAAGGAACAAGACCAGATCCTCGTAGGTTAGCCCAAAGGGGTTGCACCACCAGCAAATTGACCGATGATTTCATTCAAGTCTGGGAGAACAGTTCGAACTGCATCACCCACTTCTGGGGTCAAATTGAGCAGATCGTTCTTGCTGAGTTGGGGTTCCGTCTTGACAATGCAATTGGTGAGGACGTATCGCCAATAGCCGCCAAGGTCAATGTTGGGTGCGACTTCACCATCAGCACCAGTCTTGAATGAAACGAATTGCGACATGGCTTCTTGCTGCTCAACCCACGAAAGGGGCTTCACAAACACAACCAATTTCCCAACTGGTGTTTCCAGTTCGTGTCGTTGGGGGGTGTTGCTGAGGACGAATGGATTATTCGACAACCTCTTCATCTCCTTCTTCGGATTCTTCTTCAACATCTTCCTCGATGGAGTCCGATTCAAGCAAAAGTTGAATCAATTCGTCTTTACGCCCAGAAACAGGCAATCCTCGACGTTCAAGTTCAACACGGAGATCGGTGACAGTCATGGCGTCATAGCGGTGTGAAACGACTTCTTCAACTGGTGCTGGTTCACCAGGCATGGCTTTAGCCAAATTGGGTAGCGAGGTATGAACTCGCACATCATCTGCTGAAAGACCAGGGCCAGCCTTCACCGAAACCCCATCAATTCTCCAATCCAAAGGCACACGCTTTCCATCAACATTCACAGTTCCCGTCAATCGCATTAAAATCACCGTTGCGTTCTTTTGTCTTAAAGCCTCATCATCAAAGCGTGAAATAAACGGAGTTCTCAACAACCTTGAGATGGCGAACAACCAATTCAACCTGAACAATGACCGCCCCTTTGTCGTCGGGGATTTGATGGTCGGCCTTGGTGATCGTGTAGTCCTCAATGGTGATTGTGGCGTTTTCACGTGTGCTATTGCTTCCACGCTTCTTCATGGTCAAGGTGATGTCATTTGTGTTTTGATGATGCTTGCGGGTTCGAATCTGTTCCCACAGTTGGTCGTCCTCAATCATTGCACTAAAGGAGAAGGTGTATTCTCGCTGCGCCTCGGTAATGTCGAGGGGCATTTGAACACCAGCCAACTGAACTTGATCCGAATCAGTCACGTTGCCCTCATAACCACGGATGAAGTGTCGTGCTTGGTTGGAGTTGTTGATTGAGAACTCAATTTGGGTTGCTCGCAACACAGGCCGCCCAAATACCTCAAAGGATAGGTCTTGGAACAAATACGGTTTCTCGCCATTGACGGCGATTCCTGATACCTTACGGTTAATTGCGGTGTTTGCCGTGTTCTCAAACATACGATGGGGGGTGAACGCACCTGCCGTATCGGTGTAGTGTCGGCCACCCTCATAATCAACCTGCAACTTGACTTCGCCTTCGGTGTTTGCTGAGAAGGACATGCTGCCGACCTTGCATCCATTGTAAAGACGTAGCAACTGTTCAGTCCCAGGGGTTGCATTGTCCCTGCGGAATGATTGCTCAATCATGAACGTTGGAAGCGAAGTGTCGCCAAACAGGGTGTGTTCAACGCCAAATTGAAGTTCCCTTGACGATGAAACAATGTTAGGGCTACCCCTTGAATCGTCGGAGGCATATTGGAGGCGTTCAACTCCCACCGATCCAACCGAATGTGCAAAGAAAAATGGTTCTTCAACATAGACGTAAGCACCATCAACGGCAATGACCCTGCGGATTTCATTCTTGAACACCGTTGGGAGGGTGTCGTCTTGACCTGGGATTGAATGGGTGTCTTTGTCCAAGAGTTGGATATAATCGCCAGCCGTGAACTTTGCTGCAATTGTTGAGCCAAGGTTCACCCGAACATCACGTCGAGCGATTGCTGCCGCAATCGGGGCAAGCAAATAAACCACCGCACCAGCCTTTTGTGCTTCTTCCAAAGCGTCCGTGTCAATGTCGGCGCAACCGCTAAGGGTATTGGAAGAAATGCTGGTGAAAGAACCAAGCAAAACTTCGCCAGTCGTGAGGTGTAGGGTTTTGAACAAACCCCCGTTGGTTGAATCCGTCACGGCATGTGAAGTTGCGAGGTTTGTCACGGTGATGTCCGTTCCTGTATCAACAATGGCTTTGTCGCCCAACAAAGCATGATCTCCAACAACAACGTTGCTAAGTCCTGTCAAACTGCTGGTTGAAACCGCCGTCAATGAATCGGCATCGGTTGTTTGGTATTGCTGGATTTGATACGTTGCAGTTGCGGCAGCAATGTTCAAAGGCAGTTCACTATCGGTTGGTGCTGGACCAGTTGCGACAGTCAAGAACTCCCCTTTGCTCTTTGCCACGTGGCCTCCAAGCGCATATTTCATCCAGCGCAGGGTGTGAGCATTGAGGGTGAAAGAACCGCCAGCAAGGGTTTCTTTGCCACTTGTGAGGACGTTCACATCACGACCCATGCCGACGATGTGTTGCTTTTGAACCGTGATTTCAGGCTCAGGGAGGGAGAAGTTGTCAAGAAGTCCAAAGAACTGATCGGTCTTGACCTGTTGTGCTGCATCAGTCATGGCTGATTCAAAGGTTGGGCAACGGTTGGTGTCAAGCACCAAAATGTCGGTTGTTGCACCATTTGTTGATGCACCCGTAGCCAATGCTGGTTGAACGGTGATTGTTCCTGCCGTAGTGTCATTCGCAATGACATAATATGTGCGTCGAGTTGATGCGTAGTCGTCGGCGGTAAAACTGCCCCCGCCTGTGATGCGAAGGATGCAACCAACCAATGCGTTGTCGGGCATTTCAACATCAGTTCCCGATCCTGTGTGCCAATAAACGCCAGTTCCAATGGTGAGAACGCTGGTGTTTCCTGACGTGGAGGTGTGCGCCCAACCCGTTGCTGAACCTGTTCCTTGAGCCATCAAGCCTGTTTCTTTGCCCCATGACACCTCGGCTACGTCGCCCTTGTAAATCGTTCCAACCATGTTTCATTCCTCATGTAATCGTTTCTAACGCATCGGCAAAAATCGCAACTTCGCATTGCATGGTATAACGGAAGAACCTCTTGCTACGGTCCGACAAATCCGTTCTCGTCTTGAATATAACCCTGTCAAAGTCGTTATTGTTGCCCTTTCTATGCTTATGAATGATGCGCCGAACCTCATCACGCAATGCGGATAGTCGCTCACGGCTCTTTACGGTCCGAATGTCAATGGTTAGATTGACGTTGATATTCACAAAATCAAACAACAGTTCTGGTTGAGCCTCGTTATGTGCCGTTTCAAAAATACGAATCACATCATGGTCTTGAAGGCGACCTCGCTTCCCCTCTCCTTTGTCCAGAACCGTAATGTCCTCGATTGATGGCTTGGGCGAAACATTCCAATTTGAATCAAGAAGATCCCGAATGGCGAGAAGGGCATCCTTAGCCATCCTTCATCACCTTCAAAACACGTTGAGCATCATTGCTAACCTTTCGGCGGTATGGGCTTGATTGCGCCTGTATCGCCACATTCGCCTCTATTTCTTCATCAGTCATAGGGATTCCGTCAATTTCCGACAAAGCCTCTTCCCGATCCTTGAGTTGTTTTTGATAATTCGACTCGCCTTTGATGGCTGCTTCGGTGGATTTCGCAAGGTCTTTGTATGCCTTAGCCAGTTCCTTACAATACATCTCCATGAAGATGAAAAGCATTCAACCACCCATCCCTGCAACGATGATGGATTCTTGATATGGGATAAGCATACGCTTCACTTCTTCATCCAACTTTTGCACCTTTGAATTGAGGTCAATGTTGCTTGTTCCTTCTGGGAAAAGCACCGTGTAATCATCGGTGAGATAAATGTCCATGCAAACCAATTTGATGCAAGCCTCTTTAATCACCTTGTCCAAATAACGCTCGCCATAGATGTAGGACACCTTCAATGAATGATTCTCATAGAAGGGGTATTGGTTGTTGAACATGATTGCCCCGTTATCCTCCATTGACCACCAATCCTTTTGGCGAGCCTCGTCGATCACATCGGTTTTGAAACGAGTCTGTTTGATTTCATCATCAACGGCTAAGTTGCTCGCAAATCCAGCGACCAACTCTTCATCAATGTTGAACTGATAATCCGATCCAGCGTGGGAACAACGGGCAACATAAGTTGTCCCTCCTTTGGTATAATAGAACAATGCTGGCGCATCACTCCAACCCGTATCAGTTGTTTTTGTGTGAAAATGGGTTGCATCACCAATCGTTTCAATCGTCAAAGTGGCGTCGCCACCGCCACCAGTCACCGTGACGGTATCGCCTGTGTGGTAGTCCTCGCCAGCATGTTGTATTGTCAAGCCAGTTATGACACCCGCCGTGGTGGAGATATTGACTCGAAGCCCTGTTCCTTCACCTGTGGTGGTTGTATTGATGTTGCTTCCATCGGAATACCCCGTTCCTCCATCGGTGATTGACAATGTGGCGACTTCTCCCGCAACGGTGGCGATTGTTCCCGTAATCAAAGTTCCTTCGGATAGCACCATTGCGTCTGGATTTGTCACGGCAACGGTGGTATCAACCCCTTCCTCCGTGGAACGCATAGACGAAAGAAAAACGATTCCGTCCCCCTCGTCGCTATTTGAAGTCGCCAAAATCTCGTCGCTCACGTTCAACGTTTTACCGTTCTCCTGCAAGTTCCCAAAAGACACCGCAGCCTTCCCCGTCGCCGTGTCTTTGTTGATTAAGTTCGCAATCTGTTCAGCAATGGTTTTCGCCCCAAAACGCCCATCCCATTGATTTGAAGCCGTCCCTTGAGCCAACGTTGCTTGATATGCAACACCAGGGCAAATGAAAATTGACTCCGAATCAAGGTCATGTGGCTTCGCAATCTCCATCTGCACATTTGATGAGCCAAGTTCACGGTATTTGTCCCCCTGCCATACGCTCAATCGAAGAATACGTTGCACCGATCTGTTCCTCAAATAGACCGCCCCCACGTAATCCGTGTAATACCGACGACGATACGGCTTAAACGTGGTAAAGTTCTGGTATTCCTCCGAAACGAGATATGGTCGCCACGCCATACGGCAAACCGTGTCTATGTAGTCCTGCTTCTCAAGGATGAGCGTTTCAACCTGTGATTTGGTCAAGCCACGCTCTTTGGAGTTGGTGAACGCTGAATTGATTTGGATTTGTGCGCTATCGGCGGTGGTGAAGGACTCCGCCCCAATAACAGGAACCACGATGTTCACGTTGCCGCTTCCCGCACTTTCAACGCTTGAAACCGTGTAGGTTTTCCCCAAGGCGTCTGAGTTATCATAGACTGTAATTGACGTGTCGGCTTCAATTTTCCAACGACGGTAATTTGCACCTGAAATCGGCAATTTCAAATCGCTTCCATCAATTGATGAATCATCGGCAAGCAAGATGGGGTCTGGTAGGGGCAATTGAAGAAAGTTCGCCACATCATCAACAGAACAATACACCAGTTCATCTGGGTATAATGGCGCACTTGGCCTATGTCCTGGGTTGAAGATTTGCGGCAATGGTTATTCCCCCTCATTCACGTGGGAACATTCCGCTTCCTTTGCGACGTGCGACACTTCCTCGACTGTGCTTCATTGCGTTCCTGCGACGGCTACACGCCGATGCTGGCTTGTCCGATTCAGGGCAACGCATTGGGTCGCCATGACAGATGGGGCAATCCCCAAACTTGATGAGATCGTCCCATGCTTTGTTGAACGTTTTTTCTTCTTTTGGCTTATGTTTGATAACCGTCATTGGTGGTGTCCTCCTAAATTGAAGTGCATTGCTTCTCCACATACGGCACATTCAGGCGTCCAACAAAAGTGGAGTAGCCCACACGCCATGCAACGTGTTCCTGAGCCGATGTTTTGAATGTCTTGCGCTTGACTCTTATTGATCTTCACAAAACGGGATTGGGCCTTAGCCATGTTATTCTGGCTAAATGGGGATTGATCCTCAGCGATTGACCCCTGCGAGGTCATGAGTTCAAACATACGTGTGTTGCGACGTTTTTTGATTTCCAATGACGTTTCAAGGTCAATGTCTTGGACTTCAAATCGTGGCATGGGGATTCCCCCCTCATGCACGTGTGCCGATCACCAAGAAGCGACCTGCCGCACCTGCGGTGGCAAAGTCCACTTTTGCGGTTGTTCCGTTGGCAACTGCGGCTGCGGCTGCGGTTGGGAATGAAGCGGAGGTTGGGGTGATGGTGATTGAATAAATCTCACCAAGCATCGAGAGGTCAATGTCAAAATCTGCGCTCTCTCCTGAGTATTCGCCAGACTGGACGTAAAGAGTTCCAAAAACGTTTGGTCGGTCATAGGTAATCGCCATGTTAATTCCTCATTATGTTGTTGTTTATATCCCTTCCCCAACTATTTGCCTATTCCAATAGGATAATCACACGGAATGATTTCGTAGGGTCAAGGAGATTGGGGGCGGCTACATCAAGCGTTAATCGAACTTCGCCGCAAACAAGGCCGTTCCACGATGCGGGTTCGTCAAGAGTCCCGCCGCCGCTTGAGGCGGTTGATGGTGCGGTGACTGAGAAGTGCATCCCGCTATTTGTGTTTGAAGTTCCTTGGTTTGCACCTTGGGAAACTTCAAGGCTGATAACTTGATTTGACCCCGATCCTGAATAATTCAGTCCCGTGATTTGGTCGCAATAAGGCAATTCGCTGCCGTCGCCATCTTCCACGTCCATGAAGAGTTGAAATTGCCCAATGTTGCCTGAACCAATCAAATAACCTGCATCGGTGGCATCAATGATCACCTTTGAGATTTTCCCGTTTAGACGAACCGTAGCGGTATTGCCAGCCGTAATTGAAACAACGTGGCGATTAACACGGCAACGACTCAAATAGAAGTCGCCATCGGTAATTGCTTGCTCTTGGTTGGTCATGTCGAACACCTACCTATGCCGACAACAAATCAACCAAAGTGGATTTCTTCATGGTGTTTTTTGTGGCGATTCCACGTTCCTTAGCCAAAGACATGAGTTGCGCTCTCGTCATGGATTCGTAATCCATCTCAACAGATTCCTCAGCAGCCGCTTCTTCAACCATAGGCTCAACGACGGCTTTCATCTCTTGAGTCTTTTCAGGGACGGACTTTTCCTCGCCAACGATCCGCCACATGGTCGAACCATTATCAACCAAAGCCTTGACGATTGCACCAACCGATTCATTCACGGTTTGGATTTCGCCACGGCCAAAGCCGATGTTTTGCCCTTTCGTCAAAAGTTCGGTGTAGGAACGTGAACCCACGTATTGCACCTTAATTCCCATCAGGGAACACCTCAACGGTATAGCAAGGTTGCTCGAACAACGTCGCCATCGCCAACGCCAGCCGAACCGCCGCCCGTGAAGGTGATGGTTGCGCCTGAGAGGGTAGCGGAGGCAGGGGGTCGTGCGCCATCCGTGGTGTTGGTGAGGCCGAGAATTGAAAGAACCGCCGAACCAGAAACGCCCGTAATGCCCGTGTCCGTGAGGTCAAAGGTGGTTGCGAGTTCTCCTTGGTCGAGGGTCAAGTCAATAATCATCATTGCGGTTGCGCCGATTCCAGCGTTTGAGCCGATTGGACTTTGCAGCCATGCGGTGCTTGATTGGTCTTGCACACCAGCCCAGATAGCGTGGTCTGCAACAACGGTGCAACTTGCTTCAGTTAGATTTACGTTTGCCATTTTTCATCATCTCCATTTTTTTTTGTCCTCATGCGCTTAGGTCACGGACCTTGCCGTGTGCGCCATAGAAGAGTTGCCAAAGTTCGCCCATCGTGTGGAAGAGGCCGACCTGTCCCAGACGGTTGATGCCGAAGGGGTCGCCCGTTTCAATGCCTGACTCATGGTAAAGAGTAGGCTTGGCGGTGCAGAAATACATGTAGTCGGTGTCGAGCATGTAAATGCGGCTGAGGCCACCAGATGGTGCGTGAACGTCCTTTGCAGGGATGATGGGAACGCCGTTGTAAGTGGCGACAACGAAGCCGCCTTCCATACCTGGGATTCCCTGAACGCCGTTCACGGAGGGGGTGACACGCTTCATCTCGGTGAAACGCTGCTGAGGCTGCAAGAGTTGTTGGATTTTCTCGATGGTGTCGTAGCCCGTGAGAATGACCTTGGGCTGACCACCACGTTCCCAGACTTCACGGAACATGCCGTCAAGGACGTTGAGGGTGAGGGGGCGTTCTGCGCCACCAGTTCCAGCATCCACGTTGGCGTCAAACCATGCACGTGTTCCAGCCCCCGTGTTGCGGGTGAGGGAATACATGTTGTGGTTTGCCAGCGAATCAATGTCCGTAAAGGTAGCAAGTTCAATCTTGGACGAGGACAAAGCACGATCAATGGATTCAAAGGAGTTTCCTGCCGTCGTGTTCACATCACGAAGAAGCATTTTGTTGATGCTCTCAGCGTGGGACTTGGACATTTCCATTTTGATAACGGCCCTTGCATCGCCCAAACCATCATCCTTGTCGGAAAGGAACATGGCCGTTTCGGACAGGTCGAACTTGGAGGCAACCGTCTTGGGTTTCGTGGAAACCTCTTCGAAGGTTGGCTTGGTGGAATCAGGAAGCGTCCCGTTCTCAGGCAGACCCACGGCATCGTCGGGCTTGCCAGTCACGACACGCCATCCCGACTTCTCCCAAGGCTTCTTGGGGAGGATGGAGAAGGCGTTGAACTCTTGGTTCAGTTGCGACCAGACCTTGCGGCCAAAAATCGCCTGATAAGTTCCAGCCGTGGAGGACATCAGGGGACTGTCTGCCTTGAGCAGATCGGTTCCTGAGTAAGCCCAAGCATTCGTTCCTGCACCTGCACCGTAATACAGGCGTTCCATATCTTCAATTGTGCGGATATAACCTTGCGTCATTTTTCATCATCTCCTTTTGAGTATTTCATTCGCCTCGCAATGCACGTTGAGCAAGTGCTTCTGCTGCTCGCCAACCGTCGAGGTCACTACCCATCTGGGCGAACTCGTCATGCGTTGGCACACGAATGGAGGTGGAGGGGGCGGAAGGTGCGACTTCGCTCTTTTGGAGGGATGCGTTCTCGGACTTGAGCATGGCGATCTCTTCACGGAGAGCGTTGAGTTGAACCCCAACGTCGTTGGCCTTTCGGACTTCAAGAGCATGGACGGTTTCAGCCTCGTATCGGTCTTGCCATTCCTTCTCGACCAAGCCCTTCACGGCTTCTTCATCACGAAGGGCAGCGTAGGTGCGGTAGCCCTTCTCCAACATCTCAGGAGTCAAGGACTTCACAACGTTCTGGTTGCCCTTGGGGGCGTTCATTCGCATGTTGGGAACGCTTGGGGACTTGATGACGTTTTGGTTGCCACTTGGGGAGGGGAGGGATGGGTAGGAAGGCTCGGTTGCGTCCTCGCCAGACCCGACTTCATCACCTTGTCCACGGTGGGAGTAGCCGCCACGACCCTGTTCGAGAAGGTAAGCCTTCTCCAAACCGAAGTGACCACGAAGGCCGTTCAAATCCACACCCGATTCATGAGCAAACTTCTCAAGAGTCGTGATGTAGTCAAGAGCAGCCTCTTCCTCGTAGGACTTGTTGGTGCAACCCGAACAATCGTCCTCTTTGCACACACTACAAGTGGTGTTCTTTTCTTCTTTTTCGCTCAGTTCTTTGAGAACTTCGCTCAGGCCAGCCTTAATTTCGTTCAAAACTTCTGTGTTCGTCATGCTATCATCTTCCATTTTCAGTATTGTGTAGGTTGATTCGGGGTTGATTCCTTTCTTGCATAGCGTGATTTCATGCAATTCAAGATCGGTGATCTCTCGATGGCTTCCAAGTTCTGGTGTCGTTTTGCTAACACGAAACAAGGCTTGACCGCCAATCGAGAACGCTCGCAAATCGCCATTGCGGATTTGCTTTTGCACTTCACGTGCTTTTTGAATGTCGTTGCGGATTTTGCACACGACAAAGAGGCCGTGGTCGTCCACTTCGGATTTCCACAAACGGCCTTGAGAATCGGTGTGGTTGTCCACAACTTCACCGACCTGAATACCAGAATGAGCCAACTGCACATTTCGGAATGCTTTGTTGCCCATGAATTGAGAGAATGCCTTCTTCAAAGCATTCGTTGGGATTCTGTCGCCCTGCTTGTCCACCATATCAACGGAAGCGTAGCCAGCGACATAGAGTTCTCCCTCGCTACCCACGGACTTCAACAAAAAGTCCGAACCTTCGGCATTCCACGATGCCGTGTGAAGGTCAAGGGTGGTCGCCATTGTCCTAACGACTTTCTGTAATCCTATATGAAGGAATAGGGTCAAATCTCTTCTGCTTCCGACCTATCATCGGCTTGGACTTCTTGTTCATCAGCCATCTCCTGTTGCGTTTTTAGGGGCATTCGAAGAGTCGCCCGACCATTTTCAATATCAACAACGGCTTCTTCACCAGATGGCTCATCACGAACTCGCAGATGTTTCATTGGGATTTCTTCAACTTCTTCACCTTCTTTGGGATCGTAAAAAGTCGTGCCGCTATCCTCAATCAATTCGGTTGGTCCTCTTGGTGCGGTAATGTCGGCTTGCATTCCAGCCCATGCCCCACCATCAGGTGAAATGCGGTTCATGCGTGGGAACATGTTCTCTATAATGTCGTCGTCAATGGCCTCATTGACAGTCCATTTGCCTTCCTCAGTCCGTTCAAGGCCATATTCACCTGCGAACATCTCAAGCATTTTCTTATTCAATCCCTTGACGTTTTCCAACAGATATTCTGTTGTTTTGGCTTTATCATCCTCGGTAATTGCTTGCCGAGCATGTTTCATTGTATCGGCCACATTGTCGCCCTCTTCATCCTCGCCAATGATGGATGGCGCACGTAGGATGGTTTCTTTTGCGATCTTCAATTCACGTGGTCGCTTTCGTTTTGGGGTTGAATGAAGTGGGTTGAATGCCCCTGCATCACTTGAACTGAAAGTCCCACCACTTGAGGACGAACCGCCCCCCGATGCTGCCGCAGCAGCCCCTTCTTTCAACAAACTGATTGCGACTGGACTCCACAGGGGGGTGTCCCTCATGGCCTTCAACATCATGGCCTCGTTGCCCTCAACCCCTTCAACGTCAAATCCGAATCCGTCAAAAGCACCCTTGATAATAACAGGTTCAAGAATGGAGGGATAGCACAACTTGATTTTGTTTGGATAAACAACCACTTCTGGCATTGGGGGGTAAAATGCCTTTGAGATAGATTCTTTCGCATATCGAATCCACTTGGGGTGAACCTCTTTCTCTTTCATGAACGTGGACTTGGAATCACGAATTAGCAATTCGTTTTCATCAAAGTTGCTAATTGCTTTGTTGAGGCCGTCCTGATCTGTGGACACACAATTCGTGGGCATGGGGAAGTGAACATGACTCGTTGAATCATAGAGAGTCCTCAAGGCATTGATGCGATCTTCAAGAGGTTCAAGGTGCAAATCTGTTCCTTTGTGAACCAACAAATCAACAACATGCAACGTTCCATCATCCAAATACCCATCAAAGGTGAAATCGCCTTTGATTTCACGCAATTCTTTCTTGACTTCACCAGGCAATTTGCCTCCTTTGAGGTGATTGCCTTTCTTTTCAACAAAAATACGTTCTCCTTTCGGCATTTTTTGAACAATCCATTCGCCCGAAAAACCACGCAACTTATCCATGTCGTCTAATTTGTGAATCGTGTAGGCTGGAATGATTTTGGTTTTGAATACGCCTGTTGGCTCATAATCCTCGGATTTCAACAGACTTCCCGTGGCGATTGGGGAAAGCCCTCGATGGTCTAACGCCGATAAAGCGTGAATATCCTTTTGTTTAGGCATCACATTGGAATCAAGCAAAGAAGGAAGAACCGCCTTGATTTTGTTTTCATGAACTGTTCGTTGCATAACGTTGAACGGTTCTTCGGTCATTCCAAAGGAGATGCCCCCACTTTGAGGGTCATGCTTCCACGTGAGGTTTGCTGGCATCTCATGGCCCCAAAGGTGGGTGTTGCCTGTGTTGTAAGTGGGAGGGGTTGTAGCAAAAGAAGTTGGATTTACAGGGCCAATTGATTTGATTTTCATTGCGACGTTGCCGTTTTCCATGAGAGGTGCTAAGGCTCGGTATTCTTCTCCCATGTTCACCTTCTTCATGGCGAAGTCGGCGGCTGCGGCCAATTGTTGTAGGTTTCCACGGGCCAACGTAGCCTGTTCCATATTGGTTGGATCGGCAGGGTTAATGACGCCAGAACCAAATTGCTTCATGACCTGTTGGGCCATGTTGTTCATCACTTTGCCCAAGTGCATATCGTTTGCAGCGAACAAAGCATTGTGGCTATCCCAATAACTTGAACTTGACGAAGGGTGTTCTTCACGAAACATACCGATTCGAGGCGAACCCATGTCGGCTTGATTTGACAAAGACCGCCCAAGGCGGCTCAACATCATTTGGTCGGATGGGACAATCATGCGCCCCCCTTGACCTTGAACTTCGCTTGGGTGTAGGAAGTGCAGGTTTGAAGCATGACTCCAATTTGCCCTTCGGTTCTCAAAGAAATTGGCGTCTTTGAAATTGGACTTTAATGCGGCATGAGAGGGATATGCCTTTGCCTCATCATTGTTGATGAGGTGCGGGAAGTGGCTTCCGCCATCGGTGTTGTGAGAATCAAGCATAGATGATGATGTGTGCATCAACGCCTCATCCATCCACCCGCCGTCAAACACTTCTGGGTATGATTGCTGCAATATATCGTGCAACGACTTCCAATCACGGCCAACGCCACCCCACGGCTGAAAAATGTCCCACCAATGGTGGGTGTGCGACTTTTCAATCTGTGAAGGCGGCATCACTACAAAGGGGCTGACAAAGTGCATATCCGCACTTGCTTCTTTCATCAAGTCGCCCTGAGATTCAGCAGGTGCAACTGGCCCATGTCGGTCACTTGCACGTTGCCACCATTGAAGGAGGGGAATGAACCTGGCTCGGAATGAACGCAATGCTCGACCCCAAGAGATACCCGCCTTCTCTTGCATTTTGTTTTGTAAGAACTTGGAATCTGGCGAGGTCATGTGTTTCTTTGTAGCCATTGCCTTGATAATATCCAAAAAATGCTGGCGTTGATCCTCCGTTTGATATTCAAGACCAAACAAAAACGGCAGCAACCCCAACCGCTTTTTCCATTCACCAACCTTCCCTTGAGCGTATTCTTCATCCGAATAACTGCGGAATCGGTTGCGATCCCGAACCATCAAATCGTGAAGCGTTTCTTTGGGGTCGCCATAACGTTCAGGGTCAAATGAAATCCGCCGTTCATGTGCGGCAATGTCCTTGAGATGAGGCATAGCATGGGCCAAATGGTCTGCGTATGCAGGGTCGCCCCACGCTGCACCATGAAGCAAAGGACAACTGTTTGACTCCATCCCAAATGGATGATGTTTGCCGAACTGATTCTCAGGTGAGGCAATCGGCCAGTCGGTCAATGGGTTGTTTGAAACCTTCGTATGCCCCGCTAAGAAATCCTTGTGCGAAGGCAACTTCATTTGTGATACGGCCATTGGTGCATCAAGGTTCACCATCCGATATTGGGGTGGCTCAGGTTGCATACCCCCAAGCATGGTCGCCATGTCCTCTTTGCTGATGTTCTCAGCAGGAAGGTGCTTGACGTATTCTTCAAAATCAAACTCGGAGGCTTTGTGAATTGAAATGATTGCGTCTGTTCGAATCCTATCCAATTCTGTTGTCATGCAAAGGACCACCTTCAATCATCTTTCTTAGGCTTCTCATCTGACAATTTTCCTTCACGTTCAAGGCGACGGTATTCATCATAATTCTTGAATGCTTTATCCCGATCCCCTCCGCCCATGATTTGAGCAAAGATCTTCATGTTTGAATCATCGTCCTCATCTTTGACTTGGACTGGTCTTTCTTTGGGCATTTTGTCCTTCACTTGCTTTATCAGCGATTCAATCTCGCCAATCATGCCCAAATTGCTGCGGCCAGAATGTTTGGTTAAGGATGCAAGGCGTTGTTCGATGGTGTCAATGTTTGGCGGATTAGCACGTGTGCCGCCAGCATCATTCATGTGCATGTGCAAACTGCTGGATTTGGCCGTGTAGCCTTTTTGTGCGTATGCAGGTATTTTGGCGTTCTCGCTCACAATGGACTTCTTCGGACCGTCATTTGTTGCAGGGTATGTTCCATTGGTGGTAAATCCATGAGCGTTCACAGGTTGTCCACCGTCCACGTTTTGGAATTGAGGGAACAAGTTCTCAACACTTGATTCTTGACTGTATTTTTTGATGTCTTTTGTCATGTGTGGAGGCGTCCCAATGACCTTGTTCTTTGGAGGTTTTTTACCCATGCGGCAGTTGAAGCACTTGCGGTTTTGATCCACGCCTGAAATCTCAACACTTCCACATTCTTTGCAGGTGTATTGGGTTTTGTCGTCGGATCGGAGAAGGTCGTCCATTGCTTCTGGAAGGGTGTAGCCCTCTCGCATATCGTCAAACCTTGAATCAAAGGCAACAGGGTTGTGTGATACACAATCAATTGCTCTCATACGGTCATGAGGTCCAGAAGGCAATCCGCATTCTTCATGGGGGTTTGCACCACAACGGGGGCAGTTATCCGACATATCAAACTTGATAACGTTCTTGTTGCCTTTTGTATTAGGCATTTTTGGTGCTGGCTTTTGACCACGATCTGATTTGTAGCCATCCTTTGCCATCGAGGACTCAATCGCCTTTGCACGTTTCTTTTCGTAGCCCGACAATTGGCCGTCTTTGTCAAGGTCGGCTTTGTCCTTATTCTTGACCGACTTCAACAGGTCTTGAACGTCTTTCAACAAACGACCTTCAGGGGTTTCTTCAAGTGGATTAAACCAACGCCCGTTCATTGCTTCACCGCCATTTCAGCCTGTTTCCATTCTTCGAGTTGTTGATCTCTTGACTTGAGGAATAGGTCGCCACTTCCTGAGAAGGGCGTGTTATCAACAGGAACTTGACGGTTCAAGGGGTCAAAGGTTTCTTCGGCATGAGGGGTGGTGAACTTCTTCCAGCCCTGCTTACGCATGAGCATTTCAGGGTCATTCATGGCCTTCGCCAACGTATTGTTCTCAGCCTCAAGTGCTTGAACACGCTGGTTGAGGACACGGACTTCGGAAATCAATTCTTTGAGAATGTCAATTTGTTCCTGTTCTTCGCTCATACGCCCATGCCCCCCATGCCGCCGCCCATTGGGTTCATTGGTGGTTGTTGCTCTTGCGAGGCCATCATTGGATCGTTGGGCTGAACTGGTGCAAGAGGTTGCATTTGTGCGATTGAAGCGTGTGCTTCTCGAATCATTGCGATGTCTTGACTCAAGGATAGGATTTTTTCTCCAAGTGCGGCCATGTTCTTTTGGAGAGCGATAGTTGGTTCGGATGCAACATTCGTGGCTCTTGCTTGGGACATGTGGGAGTTCATCTCGCCGCATTTTTGGGCGAGTTCTTGAATCATGTTATCAACCTCATTGATGAGTTGTGCCGCAGGTGCGGTTGAAACGGAGGTCACGGGGTTCTGCTTTGCGAGCATGTCATAGATGTGCGCTCGCTGCGTTGGGTTTTTCCAACCATCCATTTTCCACATCGTTATCACACAATCCTATGAGGCATAAAGAAGCCAGTCGCACGACCATGCCGACTTACGCCCATAGCAACTGCGTTTTCAGTCCCGTTGTAGTCGGAAGCGGTGTTGTCATATTGAGGAATAACGCCCATGAAACGTTCTGCGGTTGGTGCTTTGGACATTGATTTTGCGAGTTGGTCATGCAGGGCCAAATCAGATTTCAACATAGCCAAAGCGTTTTCAGCAGCCATGATACCTGCGCTGATGCTATCGGCGTCATTCGCTTGGATTGCCTTCTGGACGCCTTCAATTGCGGCCAATGCTCGTCGGGCCATTGGGTCCATCTTTTCGATAATGTCAAACATGCTCGCTCACCTTTCGCATAACCTTCTATTTATTGACTATTGCCCTTTGAATCACCCAAACCGTTGCGTTTTTCGGTTTCTTTGATTCTTCGGTCAATCGCTTCTTCTTGGGGGGATTTGTGTTCTCGCTTATCGGTTTTCACGGACGCACCCGTGGGCGCACCCTCAACCCTCCGAATCATGTCGGGGCTTGACCCACCGCTATTCCTGGTGTTTTGACTAATGGTTCTCAAAGGAGGCAACCCCGTTCCAGCAGTTGTAGCGATGGAATCAGCAAAGGGGACTGACCCCCTGCTCGCATCGAAGTTGGTTCGCTTGAACATCATGTTTGGATCGTCAAGCAATTCATCGGTTTTTTGGACGGGTGGGGCTTGGCCTCCGCCACCGCCCTGTTGAGCCTGTTGTTGGGCGGCTTGAGCCGCAGCAACCTCCTGTGGATCGGGTTGCTTGAAGTCAAAGTGGAGGATTTTGTCGTCTATACCATCACGCAAAGTCGCCTCATATCCTGCCTGTTTCATTTGCATCATGTTGCGAATAGCCATCTCATCACGTCGGAGTTGCATGATTTCGTCCTCTTCCTCATGTGGGTTGAGAACCAATTCCCATTCCGTGATTTCAAATGCCTCCACAAGTTGAGGGAACAAAATGCGGTTGTAAATGGATTGAGCAAAAGCAACCGCACGATTGCTCACCACGATTTGCATTCCTTCGTTGTTGAGTCCACCACCTGACACGTCATTCATGAAAACGTTGGACACGCCAAAGAATGCAGCGATACGCTGGCGAATGTCGTCCTTGATTGGAATGTATTGCAGTTCTTCGAGGGTGTCCATCATTCGCACGTATTCAAGGCCACCACGACCTGATTCAGTTTCAACGCCAATGGTTGGAATGTAGGACGGATCACGCTCAAGGTGTTCCTGAATGTTTCGTGCAGTTCGCTCAACGGTTTCCATATTGGATGATTTAATCACCATCACGCCACGGGGCATACGTTTCTTTTGATACGCTGAATAAACGTAGTTATCCATCGCAATGAGGGTGTTCACCTGCCGCCACATGGTCGCAACAGGGCTGCGCCCATACAATTTGGATGGCGACCATTTGCTGAGGTGAATAACCTCGCCTTCGGTATAGACCTGTCCTTTACCAACACCTGCGAGGTTCATGTAATGGATAGGAACGACAGGCATCCCCGTTGTTGGGCATTTGTCCTTTGGGTCGCTGGTGCGGAATGTCCGATCAACAAGGCTGGTGTATTGACTCCCGCCACGCACACCTCGCTTATCGGCAAGCATACGCATGAAAATTGGGTCGGCACGTGTGATTTCTTTCACACGGTAAAACATGACCTTCTTCGTATCTGGGTCCACGAAGTATTCCTTCGTAAGAATGATGTAGGCATCATCAACGATGTTCAAGTCCATTTCAACTTCCTTCATGATTTCCACGAAGTTTTGCATCATGCCGTTTTTGCTCTCAAGCAAAACCTCAGCGTATTCCAATTCGCTTCGGTCTGCCTTTCGAACCTCGCCCCCACAGGACTGACATGACTCCACTTCTTGATGATATTTTGATTCGCATTCCCTACATTTAACAACGAACTTCGGCTTCCAACCGTAGCCTTTTCGGAACGTTTCAACTGAGAGGTGGTTGAGGATAGACCGCAACACTACGCATTCAAACGTCGCAGCGTAAAGAGCAGGAATTGTAATCCCCTGCAACAACGGAGGTTCTTGAATCCCCGATTGAAATAGAGGCATCGTGGGCATGGGGGTAGTGTGCCGTTCCATATCAACGCCAATGGCGGAGAACAGACGTTCCATCCTCTCCCTATCAGCCATTGATAACCGCCTCCTTCATTTTCTCAAATGCTTCAATCGAGAGGTTCCATGATTTTAACAGGCTGACCTGTTTTTGTGGTTTTGATTTGTCATACGTCAAACACATTATGGCGTGTTCATCGTCCTCAAGTGCTTTCTTCAAGACGACAACCTCCGATTTCTTTTCGTTCAAATGAGGCAATGAAGCATCAATCGCCTTAGCGACAGACGCCTCCCCTTCAATCACAAGGCCGTTGCCTTCGGATATAATGCCTCGCACACCTAATTCGGAGTTGAGAGCATTGGCGTATTCTTTGCATACCCTTGAGTTGAAGGGCAAAATCATGCGTGGAGTTCCACGTGGGCTAATTTCAATCCCGCCCCCCATCTCATAGAGGTCGCCAATCAATGCCCCTGCGTCTTTTACGAAAATGTCATTTTTCTTGAGTCCATAAAACAGTCCCCGATCATTGGTCGTTGAACCATAACCCATTGGTTCAATGTCATAAAGGAAGCCATGCGATTTTATCAGCATCGCAATTTTAGTCGTGCTTCCCGACACCCCATGCGATTGTAGCGATTGAACGTTCATGCTACCATGCTTTTCAAGCACCTCTTGTGCTTTGTGCAATGTCTTTCTTTCAGGTAGGCTCAAACGTTCTTCTTTGGTTATTCGATTTGACCAAATATCGTAAGCATCCTCGTTTCCATCATTCCAATTCTTGACAAAACGCCTAAACGGTATTTCCAATGATTCGGTGTTCTTCTGCAACATTTCCCAATCAAAATCGGTGAAGGGCAAAGTGTTGGCGAGATCGGGAGATACCGAAGGGAATGACTTGAGCAAGGCCATGCGCTCTTGAACAATTAACGGCTGAATAATTGAGGCCATTTCTTCTCGACCCGACTTGATGAACAACTCAACAATTTCGTTGCCCTGCATTCCGAAGTTATCAACAAACCACGTTTTGCTCACGGGAACAGGAGAAGTCCCTGTTTCAACGGCAGTTCCAGGTTGGGTGTCGCCACCGCCCATATTTGGTGCATCAAATCCTTCAATTCCCGCATCGTCCCGTGGGCTTCCTGCTGCCGCCTCATCTGGTTTCTTTGTGGCTTCTTTCTTTTTTTGGTCTAACAACTTCTTCTCTTGCATGTTGTTTTTGATTTCCATGTCAATGAGTTTTGAGTCAAGAACCTTAAGAATCGCATCTTCTGGCGACTCCACGCCATACGTGCCTTCAAGTCGCTTCTCAAACATTTGCCCACCCCAACCTGTTTTGCCAAACCTCAGCATCCAAAATCACGATGCTATCACGGTATTCCTTCGTAGCCTGAACAGATAGAGCAAGGGCCATAACCATGTCGTCGTGACCCCCCAGACTTTCCATCCTTCCGTTATCAAGCATGGTGAACATGGAGAGTTCGGTCAAGAGGTTGTTCATCAATCGCCGTGTCCCTCCTTCGTCTTTGTAGGGTATCGCCAACTTGCCCTGTTCAAATTGCAGTTGGAGGGTATGAATTAAAGCCTCTTTCTTCATTCGGCTCATATTGAATGGTTTTATCGGCAAATCGCTGATTTCGTTTAGCACTTGATTAAACGCCATCGCAAAGTTGTTGGTTTCAAGTTCAATGATAACAGGATTGAAACGAGCATTGAGTTCAATGATTTTGTCAATTTGTGATGAGAAGTCCATCCCCTTCTCATGGTGTGTGTGGATAACGTGCTTGTTTTTGTTTTCATCAACGGCAATCACCATCATGCACGTGTAGTCGGCTCGCCGATCCGCCGAGATTGCAGGATCCCAACCGATGTAATAGTTGTAGGATTCCCCATCACGTGGATAATACGAAAGGGACAATTCTTCATCCTTGACCCGTTCCAGCACCTCTTCAGGAAACAAACTCGCATCGCTGGCAATCGGTTTGCACAGGTATTCACGTGTGAAAGCAATTGAAGTCATGTCGTTTCGCCGTTGATTCAATGCGTCTAACGACCAGCGTTCAGGAAACAACGGTTCGTTTGTTTGCTCATTGATGGCGGGATATTCTCGAACCGCATACGATTTCAGTTTCTTCAATTCGGAATAGAGATCGGTATAGGAAAATGGCGTTCCCACAATGCACAGTTGGGCGGTGTGGTGGAGAACAGGGAGAAGGGCGGTGTAAAACCACGATGAAATGTGCTTGAGTTGCGTTTGGGCTTCACTTGACAAAATATCGTCAAGAACCACGATTTGAGGGTGCGCCCCACGAACTGCCTTTCCAACGGACATAGCCGAGATGGATGATTTGTTGGTGAACTTGAACTTCTGCTTCGCCCATCCACGTGCTGGCTTGAGGTGTTGTAAGGCAGGGATTGATTCAATCAATTCGTTCATTTTCGCCATGTGTTCAATGGACTGGTGCTGACTGTGCGAGAAAAATAGAACCTCAGTCCCAGGGTTGTAAGCCATTTTCCATAGGAGATACACACGATAAAACACGGATTTCCCGTGATCACGGCTGGCGATGATGCAGGTTTTGTTGTTATTCTCGGAGAGGTCATACCATTCTTGGTGAAACTTGGTGAGAATCCACGGGTTCTTTTGGTCGAACTTGCCGCAGATTTCCTCGAAGAAGTATTTGAAGTCCTTGCGGCCCATCTCAAAATCAACCTGTGCGGCCAATTTGTCAAGTCCTGCCGACATTCATATCACCTCATTCGAACAAATCATTCATGCTTTCCCACGCATTTTCATCCCCTTCAATTCTTGGGGCCAAAAAATGCTTCCAATACGAGGGATTTTCATCATACCGAACAACGCCCCTACCTTCGCTCAAAAGTGGGTGATTGGTTTTGTTGCTAAAACGAATGTCCTCATCAGTCATGTTGCTTGGAGTCATACCTGAAACCAAGTCCTTGAGGTATTGTGTTTGATATGTGCTATTGCCAATCCGTGTCAATGGGTTTTCTTTGGGCTTCAAACCTTTGAAACGTTCTTTGAGTTCTTTTGGCGAAAAAGCAGCAATTTCTTTGAGGTCAAGTTTGGGGAACTTAGGAACAGGAACCACGCTTGCGTCAATGGGCTTTGTTTCAGCAAATGAAAAGTTCCTCCAAGGTGATTTGGGCAATTCTCTTGGCGATCCTTTTCCTTCAATAATAGGCAGACGCCAAACACGTTTTTCTGTATCAAAATAAGGCGTGGCGAAATCAAGTTTTCCTGCCCCCTTGAAGGGTGAACCTGCTGCCCTTTGGCTCAAGATTTCTTTTGCTTCCGCCCTTGTCATTCTTCTATGTGAGTTGCCATCACGAATGAACCAGCCAATGCCTTCATCTTCAACCTGTTTTGTTTCATAAATAGGGACATCACGCCAAACGTGTTTTTGTTGAAAATCGTCCCATTCCTGCCTTTTGACTGTATCTGCAACAATTGTATGGCCTTCGTCGTCCAACGCATTTACGGTTTTCATAGGCGGTGTAATCAAATCGTCAATTGTAGGCTTCCTATTTTGAGGAAAGCCAGGGTATGAATTGTTGAACTTCAATTTACCCAAATCAAAACCAATTGCAGGTTGAATAGATTGTTCAAAATCTGGCTTATCGCTTATACCCATCATCATACTATGTGAAGGGTCCACCCCCACAACTTGAGTCATGAATCCTTTATCATCCAAAAGGGGGGCGATGTCCTCAATACCTGTTGCTCGCCCAAACATTCGCAAGTCGGCAACAGGCAATTTCTTGAGAAGAACGTCGGCAAGCATTTGCTGATCGGCGGAACGTCGCAACTCATCATCCTTGGGCTTCTCAATGTTCTTCAAGGATTGTGCGGTTGATTCACCTTGGACTTTTTTTTTGTCATCGGCTTCTTCCGATTTTGGGGCTTTCCCTCCCATTCCAGCCTCAGCCAATTTATCGCTTGCTGCACGAAGTCGTTCTGCCCCCGTTTTAGTTGCTTTAGCCCCGCCTGTGCTTGGCTTCTTGGTTTCAGCCTTGGCCTTCTTGGGTGCGGCCTTCTTGGGCTTCTTCGTTGCTTCAACAACGGCCTTAGCGGGTTTGGGTTTGGGTGTGTTCTTGGTTTGTTCAACCACGGAATCAACAGATGGTTCACGTTCAATTGGCTGAACAGGTTCTTCATCTTGAACCGCTTCAGGGGGGCGGCTGAAATCTATTTCGTCTGGGATTTCAGGCTGAGTTGCTTCATCCTTCATCTCTTCATAAGCAGTTTCAAACGATTCTTTGTGTTGCTGCTCAACAGGTTTCAATTGCTTAACAGGTTTCAATGTAGCCGTTTTTTCTGGAACGGCTTCTCCTGAACCACCATCGGGCTTGAGTCGAGTAATTGGTGTCTTTTTGTAGCCTTCAACAGATGGCTTCATGAAAGGCATCTCAGGTGCTTGGTAGCGTTCAGGCGGATCGGGTTTTGCTGGTTGAACAGATGGCGTGGTGCGTTCATATTCTCCTTCGCCCATGCCTCTTGGTTTTGGGCTTTTAGGGATGCGCTCTCCGTCTTGATTGTAAGGGACTTTCCGATCCAACACGTCAAATGACTCATCAAGTGATGGTTTTTGGGGGTCTTTTTCGGGGCCGTAAGGATATTCTGGTGCTTCGTAAAATCCAGCCCTCCTTGCGTCTGGTTCGGGACTCACCATTGCTTGAGATGGTTTGGGTGAACTGGGGTCATATCTGCTTTCAGTTGCGCCAGACCCGCCTACGGACATGTCAAGAGTCGCCATTGCCCTTTCACGGTTCATGGGTTCATCACTTGACGGGGGGGACGAAACCGTTTCTTGGACGGGTGCTGCCTCGTTTTGTGGAGTTGATTCATCGTCTGGTGTTGAAATGTCGTCCGAAAAAGAACGTGCAGCGTTGTTTCGGGCAATGACTTGTTCAACTGGATTGACCCAAGAACTTGAACTTGAAGGCGGGGAAGAAGCGACATTTGTTCTCGATGGTGGCCCTCGTCGGCCTGTTGATGGCTTACGAGGAATCGGCATTGAAGGCGAACCAATGCGGCTCATCCGTTCCCTACGTGCGGCAATACGATCCGCCCCACGTTGATTGGCGAAATCCCTACGTTGCTGACGACCTTCCCGCCAACCCTTGTAAATGAAATCCAACGCATCGTCCCGTTCTTCCATTGAATCACCGTCGAAGGTTGTAAGTTGTGTTGCGTTCTTGAATGCCCTTGCGAATAGAGATGATGTCCGAATATGCCGACAGTTGAGAATCAAGCGATGTAGCAACCATTGTTGGGGTCATTCCCATTGAACGTTGATTCATGCGTTGGTTGGCTGCTTGGTAATTTTTCGTCTGTTGTTCGGATTGTTGATTTGCTTTGGAACGTGCAGAACCGCCTGTGCTACCAAATCGAGAAGTTGCACCAAAAGTCGCAATGTCCATCAATTTGCCCATGCCTGAACGGTTCTTCAACCATGATTGCTTATCCGCACCTTTTCCTTGCTGAATGGCTTGCATATCCTGTCCTGCTTGGAACTGTTGAGCCATGTTTTGCACGTTGGGATTTAACCCCCCGCCACCGCTTGCTGCGGGTGCTGGTGCTGCCCCTGCTGCGGGTGCTGGTGCTGCCCCCCCTGCTGCTGGATCGGGCGCACCTCCACCTGCGGGTGCTGCTTCGGCATTTGCATTCATGGTCGTTTCAGTATTGATTTGGTTTGGTTGCCCATCTGGTCCATTCTCAACGGTTGTTGTTGTTTTGTCGGGAACTGCTGGCGTTCCTGTGTTTGAGCCATCAGGTTGTGCTTGTTGTGCTGCTGCCGCTTCACTTACGCCCCCGTCGCTTGTCAAGTTGTATTTGCCCATCGCATTCTGCAATGAAACCCTTTTCTTTTCACCTGGAACTGCTGCGGTTGTTTTGATGCTTGGTTCGGTCATTCCCTTTGGAGTTTCAACAACCGTTTCAAATCCTTTCTGCCCCATCCGTTCTTGATAGGCTGCGGTTGCATCCATTTGCTTTTGTCCTCGAATTGCGGCATTTTGATTATCTGCAAAGGTTTGAGGATTTTGACCTAAACGGTTTGCCAATCTCCTTTTTCCACCAAAGATCCTATCGGTGAACTTTTGTGAAGCCGCACCTGCGCCACCCAAAGTAAAACGATCATCTCCAAAGAATCCACCAGTTCGCTTTAGAATCTCTTCTTCCGAATAACCCGCTTGATGCAACCTCGCTCGCAAAATTAAATCATCATTCATTGAAAATCACCTTCACCATTTGAACTTCTTTGTGCGTCATTCCAAATGCCTTTGCCACATTTTCCCAATCGCCTCGACTATGATAGATTGAAACAATGTCGGAATTGGGGCGATTTAATTTATTCGCAATTGTTGAAACATCAACAACCGAATGAATAGACTGAGAGGACTTTGTGAATATGGTTTGAACAACCTCTTTTTTGGCGATTTCCAACTGCACATTTTCAAGCATCTCTTTCAAAACGCTCTCATCCGACAAATCCTCGGATTTTCCAAAAGACGGGAACAACGTTTCGTAGGCATATCCAAGCCTCGTCATTAAATTGTTCAAAAACCCACGTCCCGTATTTTGAACGGCAGGTGGGGTTGAGGGATAAGCGTTTAGGGATTGCATGGGGGGTGAAGGGCGGTTTTGTGCAATTGGAGGTTGGGCTGGTTGGGCTGGTTGGGCTGGT